CGTAGCTGATGAACATTGATGGAGTATTCCTGCCAGTAGCGGAAGAATTGATAGACGTTACATTTCCTACGCCGATTAAGTATCTGCAAACGGAAAATCCAAGCTACGACCCTGCCACTGGGCAGACAACTCCGAACGTTACTGAATACGGCATCAACGCTGGCATCCTGTCGCGCGGGCGTACAGAGCAGGGCGGTGCAGCGGAAGATTATGAACTCAGGCTATGGATTCACCACGGCTCCCGTGGGTTGCCAGTGTTGCCAAAGACCAGTGACCGTGTGTTTTACGACGACGTGTACTGGAAGGTGTACCAGGTCGATCCGACTTATAGCAGTGACGCATTAATTGCCAGCAAGATTTTGGTGAGGGCTGAATGACGGTCAAGATTACTGGCGTTCCGTTTGCTGACATCGTCCCTGAAATTCAGGATGCGCTGGATACGGCATTGGCGGGCACGTTGAACCTGCAGCAGGGCAGTCTTGCTAAAGCCAACCCCAAAGACACTGGCAGGATGGCTGCATCTTGGACAGTTGGGCACAACACACCTGACCGCAGCATTAAGCCTGAAGGGGAGCAAAATCCAACGCCTACGCCTTACAGCGGCAAAATTACGTTTGATGGTGACTGGTATATCAGCAACAACGTTCCTTATGCTTTATATATCGCGTACATGTATTCCCCCGCAGCGCCTAAAGCTCAAAAGGACTGGTTTACTTCTATTGCCAACCAGACTGGGAATGTATTCACCACGCAGTTCAACAAGGTGAAGCCCTGATGCTTGACTACAGATCTATCCGCGCACGGTACGAACTAGCTATCAGGGATGCGTTGTTGCCCCTCGATGTGCCGTTGCACTACGACAACGTGCAAGAGCAGCCGATCCCAACAGAAGGCAGCATCACCGAGTACGCCACAATCACCATCAGTTTTCCGTCATCAACGGAGCCTGACATCTGCGGTGGTGTCGTCTTTATCCGTGGCAACGTTCAGGTGAACATGTACGCCCCGAGGATGGGCGGGATGATGCGTTTAGAGCAGATGGCAGCCGCAGTTGTTTGCGCTCTGATGACGATCGGTGATTACCCAGACCCAAGCAATGTCATCACCAGCGTGCAGTCAATCCAAGGACCTACATCAATTCTGGGCGGGCAAGACCCACAAGCCGCAACGGTTGTTTCAGCGCCGTTTACGGCTCGCGTAGAATCTTTATAACCTGTGCCCCTGCAGGTAGCCCCCAAAATTCGCCCCCGTAAACGTTTTTTGAGGTAGCCATCATGGCATCTTGCGATAGCACTGTCCTTACTGGGCAGGAGGGCTTGATTCAGTTCAAGCCACTTGGAACAACCAATTGCATCGATGATTACTGCCCCTGGGGCGGCGTCGATGGAGCAGGTGCAGCAACACCTGAGCGTGTATATATCGGCTGCGGCGCCGACTACGACATTGGTGACTGCGTCGAAATTGAAGCTGTCAAAATCCCTAGCGGCAGCTCCCTCAGCGACGGCACTGGCGTCGTCAGCAGTGGATCGACCTACTACGTCGTCAACGAAGGTGTTGGCGCTGCAGGTGATGTCGACAACTGCGGCAACAACATGGAGGGTGTCCCCTTCATCCACCTGTCTGCGACATCAGGTGGAACCCCGATTCAGTGGGATGCCACCAACGCTGGCGTCGAGGTATCGACTGCTGGGTTAACTGGCAACTTGACCATTGGCACCGCAGGTTCTGGTTACAACGGCGGCGCAGCTGGAACGCTGAGCGATGTTGATCTAATCAACACCAACCCCACCAGGATGGGTACGGGCGGTCGTGCTGACGTCACAGTTGATGGCACAGGCGCTGTCACTGCAGTTGTTGTTACCGATGGCGGCAGCGGCTATGCAGAGGGAGACACTGTTTACCTCGCAGCCGACAACGGTCCGGCTGGTGTCAACGCAGTTCTGACTGTCCCAGCTAGTGGCGTAACCAGCATCCGTGGCAACAGCAGCGACGGCAGCTACATCCTTCGCCTGTGTGACTTCCAGACAGTTTGCGGCGTTCGTTCATTCTCCATCGACCTTTCACGGGACGAACTGGATGTAACAACACTGCCCTGTTCAGTCTCCGAGGCTTGCGGCAAGGAACTCGCATCCTTCCGTAAAACCCAAGCAGGTTTCGCCACTGCCACTGGAACGTTGGAGGTTTACTTCTCCTGCGACCAGACCAGCACAGCGAACAAGATCCTGACTGGCTCCCTGCAAAAAACCCAGGGTGGTGCGTCAGTTCGTCTGTACGTTTGCACCAAAACAGACGCCCAAGGCGAGATCGTGGAAGGAGATTCCCTCTACATCGAAGCTGACATCCAGCTTCTCGGTATGAGCTTCTCTGTTAACCCCGATGATCCGACAACAGCAACGATCAATTTCGGTGTCACCTCAGTGACTTCGGCGTTTGGTTTAAGCTGATTAAAGTTAAGTAGCCCGAAAGGGCAGAGTGGGACGAGCGCCCCTCGTGTAATGCGAGGGGTTTTTTATGGGCTACAGTTATCGCACCCCACTTTTGTCCCATGGGAAAAGCATTAGATCGGCTGAAAAAATCAGTCAGCATGAAGTCACAACGTCGTTGTGTCCAATTGCCTGATAGTTCTGAGTTTGAATTTCACATGACGCCATTGACGTTAGCTGAACGTGCTCGGGCGCAGAAACAAGCCAAGTCAGATGATGCGACAGATTTTGCACTACAACTATTAGTAAGCAAAGCAAAAGATGAAAACGGAATTCCTTTGTTTAGTGCGGGCGAAATTGCTGAGCTACGGAACGCTTTGCCAGCTAATGTCGTCGAAGCTTTACTGCTTCAATTGATTGGCGAAACTGAAGAAGAGGAGGACGAAGCGACTGATATGAAAAGCTCTGAAGACGGAGCTGAGCAAGGACAATCAGTTACTGGCGGAACTCGTCGTAGCAGAAAAGCTGGGTAAAAGCCTTAACGAGCTTCGAGAACAGGTTACGCCAGAGGAATTAACCCTTTGGTTTCTGTTCTATGAGTTACGGGCAGACGAGGAGAAGAAGCAGATGGAGCAAGCCAAACGACGCCGTCGATAGACTTAGGAAAGTGATGACGGCAATGTGGCTCAGACTGCTGTAGACGTTGTCGTACGCGTAAAAGATTTAGCGGCGTTAGACCGCTTAAAGAAAAGCCTCGCGGGCGTAGATGGCGCGACTCTTAAGGCTGGGAAGGGTATACAAAAGTTTGAAAATAGTATTAAGCGCTTGCAAGGCGTTTTAGGTGGTTTGGCGGTTGGCGATCAATTGCGTCGAGCGTTTGGCGCCGCTGCCGATTTTTCTGCGACAGAAGCTCGGCTCACTAACGTCGTCAAAAAATATGAGCAGTTTGCTGGGATTCAACAGCTAGCAGTAGCCAGCGCCAAAAAGTTTGGGGTTTCTAATGCTCAAGCAGCATCAGATTTAGCTGATCTGGGTTCAAGGCTTGGGAGCACTGGGGCTAATTTAAAAGACCTGAACGACATCTACGAAGGTTTTAATACGCTGTTGGCGGTCAACCAAGTCGGTGCTCAACAAGCGGCAGCCGCGCAGCTGCAATTAAATCAAGCGCTTGGTTCTGGAAAATTGGCTGGTGATGAGTTCCGAAGCATTGCAGAGACAACGCCACAGTTGTTAGACGAGCTTGCAACAGTTCTTGGCGTAACACGGGCTGAAATCAAAAAGCTGGGTTCTGATGGAGCGATTACATCAAAAGTCCTTGTAGAGGCTTTAGGCAATATCGCAGCAGATGGTGGGCAAGCGCTGGCCGATTTCTTTAAGACACCAGCTGGTCAGCTAAAACTATTTGACAAGGCGGTTAAAGATTTTCAGGTCACTGTTGGGCAGCAATTGCTTCCCATATTTACTCCAGTGATTTCAAGCCTTTCGGCATTGTTAGGGTTATTTAGCCAACTGCCAGGGCCAGTCAAGGCAACAGCGGTTGCAGTTGCTGCATTAGGCGCGTCGTTGGCAATCCTCGGCGGACCTGTCACTGCGGTTGTCGCTGCTATCACTGGCATCACTCTTATTATCAAGAAACTTGCTGATGAGAACGAGGCATTCGCTGCTGGCTTGCAAGGCGCTTGGAACGGAATACTTGCGGCGCTAGATGGTGTCGGTGCATTCTTCCAAGCATTCTTCTCAAGCGTCAGTCAACAAGGCGCGGAATTCATCGCCTATTGGCAGGGCTTAGGTAGCCAAATCGGCGAAAGCTGGAACCAAGCCGTTGCTGGTCTTCAAACCGCTTTTGCTAGATGGCAAGAATATTTCAACAGCGTCGTCAAAGCACTTGGGGATGCTTGGAACCAGTTGATGTCCTTAGTCCCAGAAAATTTCTTTAAAGCTATTCAGCTTTTGGGTCAAATTTTTCAGCCGTTTATTGATTTCTTGAACAAAGCCTTTGGTGGTATCTCGCGGGCTTGGAATAGCTTGCTTGAAAATATGAGTCTGAATTGGGGTGGATTGATTACAGAGATGATCGGAATGTTCCTGCCTTTCGTCAAAATATTTAAGGCAATGGGCATCGATGTTGGCACCTCGTTTGCTGATGGGGTAAAAGCTGGTTTCAAAGCAATCAGCAGTTTTCAGCCAGGGGAGATGCCTACTTTGGATTTACCTGGGGTCTCTGGTCTATCTAACGCCACTCCTCCTGCAGGTGGGAGCAAGGGGTCTGGCGGTGGTGGTAGTGGTGCAGCAAAAGCAAATAGTCAGGCAGCCGATGAAATGGAGCGTCAACTCAAGGCTGGGCAAGAGTTAAGCCGTGAGTTCTCGCGGCAAACTGAATTATTGCAAACCAAAGGTAAATACGACAAAGAGCTGTTGCAAAATCAATATAAGTTTGAAGATGCAGTTCGTCGCATTAACCAAACAGCTGCCCCGTTGCAACGTGAAGGTTTAATAGGCGAAGCTGCGACGATTAAAGATTTGCAAGACGTTAAAACGCTAGAAGAAGCAATTAAAGCATTAGCAAGTGATGTAACTGCTGATTACAGCAATGCTTTAAAAGAAAGCAATGACGAGCTGACTGAAGGGCAAAAGTTGTTACAAGGTAGCTATGAAATTGTCACCAATAGCTTGACCAGTGGCATTCAAGGGCTTATTGACGGGACTAAAGAGTGGGGCGACATTCTTGGCGATATTGCAAGCCAACTCGGCTCAATGTTGCTTAACGCTGGTTTTAGTGCATTAGGTGGTGGGCTTGGGATCCCTGGGCTAGGCGGTCGCGCATCCGGTGGAGCGGCAATGGGCAATAAGCCATACCTCGTCGGCGAGACTGGTCCCGAACTATTTATTCCCCAGACATCAGGTCGCGTCGTCAACAACACCGACAGCCAGATGGCACTGGATCGCTACTCACGCCAAGACAACAGCCCGATGCAGGCGTCCCAGCCAATCAAGATTGAATACACCAGCACCTCAATGGCAGGGGAAGAGTACGTAACCACCGCACAATTCCAGCAGGGGATTGCAGCAGCAGCCAAACAAGGGGCGAAGTCTGGTGAAACTAGAGTGATGTCATCACTGCGGAACAGCCGCAGCCGTCGCAAGTCCCTCGGTATCTGATGTCAGTCGAAGCCTTAGGTGTCTTCCTAACCGCAACGGACCCCCGCACTGGAGAAGTCCAGTACCGCCTCCACAACGTGCTAGGACGTAAAGGAGACGGCTCAATCAAAACAACATACGCCGTTGATTTACTACAAGAAGGTCGCAACCGCAGATATGACTACGTCCCATTTATCTACCAGGGTGGAACGCGTAACCGCAACGGCGACAACATAACCGCAGCGATAGGGCTGGCACCGAATGAGATAAGCATGTCTTACGCCGCGGAGATGACTGAAACAGTCAGCCCCCTCGATTCGGAACGGTTGCCCATGACGATACGTGTCATTACCACAATGCTGGACCCCCGCACGTTTGAAGTTCTTAGCCCCGCCAAGAATTTGACTGATGAGTTGTGGATTGCGGCGGGCATGAGTTACACCGCCGACAACCTAGAAATCGTGCTTAGCAGCGCCATCGATGCAGTCAACGCGCTAGCCCCCAACTACAGCCTAAACCGCATGAACGTGGGTCAGTTACCAGTTACAGGCAGTCTTCGCGTGTGATCGATCCCGTCGATCTGATTGGTCTAAAATACCGCCTTGGAGCCGACCCCGAAAAACATGGCGCCGCCGATTGCCTCAGCTTGGCACGCCACGTCGTCGGACATTACGGCTACACAATGCCAGCACCCCAACGATCCTGGTACCGTCGTCTCCGCCGCAAAGACTATTCAATATTTCCCGAACAATTATCAGCTTGGGGCGATGTCATCGAACAACCTAGACTTGGCTCAATTGTCCTATGCAGCACCAATGACGGTTATGCCATGGGCGGGTATTGGTATGACGGATGTCTAGTTTTTCTCGGGACCCAAGTGACTTGGAAACGAGTCACGGACTTGCCAATCGCCGGGATTTACTTCCCTACGAAGCAGAGCTGTGCAACACAGTAGGAATCAGCCCCGAAGAATATTTTGAATTTTTAGCTGAAGCAAACGCGGTTGTTGTTAAGCGCGAAGGCTACGAA